TATCACAACAAATTTCAAAATATTTTTATGATATTTATGTATAATGAGAATAGTAGTAAGTGAAAAACAGTTAGGTATGCTAGCGTCATACCAGTCTGATCTTGACGAACAAGAATCAGGTGATACAGGTGGTTCAGGAACTACGGCAGGATCTAAAGGACAGTGGGAAACAGGGGTATCAAGAGGTCCTGATAACCAAATTGGTCTTACTAAATGGTCTGACATAGTTGGATCTAAAATAAGTAGAGGTAAAGCAAACCCACTATATTAAGATGGTAGTACAAAGAGACGGTTTAATATTAGAAAGACATAATAGTATGATTAACTATAATGGTCATTCTTCAATTACCAAAGAAAAAAGAAATTATGTATTTGAAGCACATCTAACGGTAGACGAGAGATATTTCGTTTTACATGATGAAGTGTTCGATATTCAAGAACAGACGAAATTGGGTAACTTATGGGAGTCTGTAGATATATTTAAAACGATATTTTCAAATGTACAGGTGGATAACCCCGAATATAAAGAAATTCAAGAAGGATGGGCAAACTTACCTGTATTAGAAAATAGTGATAATTTATATAAATTAAGAGACTTCCTATTAGAATGGGACTTTTTTGATGATACATGGGTTGGTAGAAAAGTATCTGACGCAGGTACCGCAATAAAAGACACCGCAAGTGCTGCATGGGATAAAGTTAAGGAAATGGGTGTCGCCATAAGTAAGGGAGATTGGACAGAAATATTAAGTTTATTAGGAAAGGGTGTTTTATTTATATTAAGAAAATTAAAAGATGCCGCTTATAGTACTATAGGTATTATTGTGGATGCGATACTAGTAGCTACAGGTATTGGTAAAACAGCACAGGTTGTTGTTTGGGGATTAATCACGGCATTGGATGTATACCAAATTGCAAATAACGATTGGCCCGACGGTGATGATCGTGAACCACTATGGAAATACTTGGACTTAGGTTTTGATATTTTAGGATTAACACTCGCAGGGGTTGCCGCTAAAGGTGCACGTGCAGTCTTTAAACCATTATCAGGATTAAGTTCAAAACAAATGGCGGTAAAGGTTGCAAAGAGTCCAAGAATGAAAAGTTTTATTCAAAAGATGTATAATGGTAGTAAGAAAACTGCAAGTAAATTAAAAAGTATACAATCGAGAATTGCGAAGAAGTGGCCATCAGGTGCTAAGTTCATCGGTAAGATAATTGGGGGGTTAGCATCAATAGTAAAAAAATTACAATCTTATTTAGGTAGGATACTAAGTAAATCTAACTTAAAAGGAGTACAAAAGGGTGTAAAACCAGGAAAAGGTTTCGTACCTACAGTAAAAACAGGTAAAGAGTTTGCCAAGAGGGCGGCTGTTGCTGGTGGTGTCGCAGGAGGAATCTCCTACGGTGCAGAAAAAATAATCGGGGCTAAGGGTAATCAAGAAGACCCACTTGACTATATTAATAATACAGGTAGGGGTCCTGCCTTTGGTGTGGAACTCGATCAGGACGCAATCGATTTATAACATATTTATATATAAAATTAAAAATGAAATTATTAGACGTATTAACCGAAAGTAATAAAGAAGTTGAAGAACAACTACAAGGTATTCTTAGAGGTGCCGCGAAAAACATATCTAAAGTAAAGGGAGCTATAGATGATGTTGTAAAATTTGCACTTAATTCAGGTCAAGTTATTAAAAATGTAGATGGTGTTGCATTAGCAACATCTGATGACATTATAAAAGCGATGAAAGCGGGAACTTTAGGTTCTACGGGAGCATCTCAATTAGCATCTGGATTACTCAAATCAAACAGGTTACCTAAAGACATACAAAGAACATTAGTTAATGAAATTGCTGCGGGGTCTAAATTTCAGAAAGTCGTTGGTAGTGTTAAATCTGAGAAAGCATTAAAAACAAGACTCAGTAAAAAAGGTTATACTGCAGAGACTATCGAACTTATGATTGGTAGGGCTAAAGACCAAAAGATTGGTCCTTTTGCAGTAGTAAGTAAGGTTAAACCTAAAGTAAAGACAACCACAACAAAGAAAGCCACAACGACTACCAAAGCAACCACTACCAAGGCAGCAACAACAGGTACGAGTACAGTAAGTAAAAAATTAGATGATATTCTTGCCGCCCTAACGGGTACCGCTAAGAAGTCGGGTCAGGGTCAAAGAATATTAAAGTCTGCAAATAGATGGAAAAATTCTAAACTTGGAAAAGGTTTAGTTGGTGTTGTTACGAGAGTTGGATCTTTTGCACTCATCAAGAATTTACTATGGTTATTACTAATTGCGGGTGTTGGAGGATACATTATTTCAAAAATGTGGAAAAACTTTTGGTCTGAGGGAGATCCAATCCCATCTGATGACGATTTGATACCAGTAAACGATTGGCTTGAATGTATTGTAACACCTTTAGGTGATGACGCAAATGCAGAGATCATCGAACAAAATGGTGTAGCAGTAAAATATAAAATTGATAAGTTTGGTGGTAAAGAAACAGGTGGTCATGTAATTTTCACACCTGACTATAGAGTGAAGGCGGCGAACGGTATTGAAGGTACTTGGTCTTGTAACCAAACAGGTTTAGAGGAATCAATCAATGAACAAGGATTAAGTGGAATTGGTGATTCAAACTCATCTAATTCAAACTCATCTAATTCAGATTCATCTAAAATTGAGATATCAGCGAAAGATATGAGTAGAGCCATAGACAGTATTGAAGACAACTTAAGTGGTGATTATTTAGAATCAGATTCTACAGACCTTAAAGACGCTTATAATATCGTAAAAGGTTTACAAAACAGATCATATAAAGGTAGAGATGCCATACGTGTACTTATTAAGAATTACCCAAAAATTAAGGGTAAAGAATTAGGTACTCACATATTAGAACTTGAAAACTTAGATTTTGAAGCAACTGAAATAAGAGACGAACTTTTAAGTTTACTTGGATATTCAGTAGAAAAAAGTGGTGGTAACGATGATTCATCTAATAAGAAAGGTGATTCTGATGGTGGTGATGGAAACCCTAAAACAGGTTTATCACATATTACAGTTGTATGGGATGGTAAAGATGGTGGAGGAAAAGGAAAAGGTATTAAGTATGTACCATGTGATAGTTTCCCATTCAAGATCGGATGTATCAGTGATAAAATTAAAGACGTTCAAAAATGTGCTGGTGATTTAAAGGTGGATGGTTATTATGGACCAAAGACTGATGCAAGACTTGCCAAAGTTATAATTGGTTATTCTAAAACAATTACAAAAAAGAGTTATGATAAAATAACAAAAGAATGTAAAGGTAAAAAGTCTGACGGTGTTACTAAATTGAAGGCAGTTGATCCTGTAAAAAAGAGAGAGAAACTTACTAAGATCACACCATTAGAAATACAACCTATTGTATTACCAAAATTAGACATAGAAAAAATGATCAAGGTTCATGGACCTGAGAAGTTAGAGAATTACATTCAAAAAACTATTGACGGTAAACGAATAAAAGATATCATTGATAATGAGGTAAAATTCAGAGGTGGAAGGTTCATATTGAAATTGAAAGAAGAACTTACTGAGAAACAGTTAAAGGCAATAAATTACTATTTTGCATCAAAAGGTTTCAGTTTAGATAAAAAGAAAGAAACCCTTAAACAAGGAAAGTATGTTTGGAAGGCGGAGACATCAACCGCAAGAAGAATTGCAAGAAAGGAATTATCAATTGAGAAACTAAAAGACAAGCAAAATGAAAATTAATATAGATAACTTAGTTAAACAGACCTTAAATGAGAGGTACGAATTAAATAATAAATTCAAACTCATTTTAGAGAATGAAGAAACTAACGACGATGGTAAGTTTGATGATGTTGTGGATGCACTTGCCGATTTAGAAGGAATGGGTAAGAGTGATGATGAAATCGAAGGTTCTTTAGATGAAGGTATTACTGATTTCTTATCTCAGTATATTTCACCAGGTGGTGACAACGCATCTGATTCCGAAGGTAATTCTTTATCAAAGGGGGATCTGAAAAATAAAGTTAGTAGTGGTTTAATGTCACAAATACGTGAGTATATTATTAGAAAACTATTAGGTATGGTTGGATTCACTGGTGATTTACGTGATGCTGTAGCAGCTGCACTTGCAGATTTAAATTTGGGTGATGTATTAATTGTGTTCAAAGGACAAGAAAGTTGTAAAAAACATGGAGATAAATTAGCCGATGCATTTATGGAAGGATTATTTGTATATGTTTCGGGTGGTGCAGAAAAAAATTCAGCAGCAGCCAACTTCCTAAGACAGGTTGGTGGTGAGTATTTGAAAGGTACTAACTTTGGGGAGATGTTGGCAGATTCTATCTGTGGTATGAACCTTAGAAGTAAGTTGAAAGTTAATTAACATTCACAAAAAAATCTGTTCAAAAAAATGTTAAATACCCTGTTGATTCGGGGTATTTTTTTTATCTAAAAGATATTTATAGTAAGAGATTGGGATTTTGGTCGATCCACAATTGATAAACGAGAACAAAACAAAAGGAGGTGTAATCTAATATCTCGGCAAAGGGGTCATATGACCTCTTTGTTCGTTTTACACTTCAGAGTTTAGCATAAAAAAAATGAACCATTTTCACAGTTCATTTTAGTGGAGGTGGAGGGTTTCGAACCCTCGTCTTGCTAGTCCCAACTATAGAGGACTACACGTTTAGGATAGTATTTTCTAATACTCCAAAATTTGATGACCATTTTTTAACTATTGTGATCAACACCCAATAGACCATTCGATTTTGGGTTCAATGGTAATCCACCTTTTTAGGAGTTTCTGTTTCTAGGTATTTCACTCTCTAACCCATTGTAGTAATAACCTTAGGATACTGCTACTTTAGAATCAACAGATACTAGACCCATTAATTCCATTTGTGAATAAACGTCTCCGTTTAAAAATATTCTCCATAGATTTAAGTGATAGGAAACATCTCACTACGTGCCCTGTTATAATTGATTACTCCAATCAATTCCAGTCACCCCCAATTATTTTACCTCTTTTATAAGATCTTTTGTTGGTTTCTTAGGTGATTTTGGTTTAGAACCACCACCTGATGTCTTTTTTCTTGGTTTTCTGTTTGGTTTTGGTTTAGAAACCACTACAGGTTTCACCTCTTCCTTTTTGATACCAAAGAGTTTTTTAAAAAAGTCGATAATTTTTTTCATAATTTTAGTTTGTTTTTAGATAAATATACTGTTATATGTGTTAATTGTAAATCTTTATTTTGTTGGTACATACTCGACTATTGAGGGAGACTCAGTGTTAATAGGGTTTTCACCTTGACAATTTAGTGGAAAATGTTTCTCATATAACGCCTCAAAAAATAGTTTGTTTTTTAACCATTTTTTATCAGTTTCACCAATAGACTTATGATAGAGTTTAATTTTAGTTGTTACACCAATCTTTATACCTTCAATATAATTTAAAAGACATATTGGTAGATCATAAAAGTGAAACCCTTCAAATTGAGGGTCAAAGTTATGTTTAATTCTTTTTTTATGTACCATCATAAATAACCCGTCAATTACTACGACATCTTTGATTGTGTCCCCAAACGATTTAGAATAATTAGACATGTATTTTTTTGGTCCATTGATATGACCCACCTGACCTTGCATTGATTCTCTATCTTTCCACCATTGTCCTGAAATAAGTTTATCTGTTCCCGCAATTCCTAAAATACCATATTCGGGATTTTTGTTAAACAACTTTAAGATTTTAGGTGTAATGTTTTTGGTTTCAAACTCTAAATCATCATGAATGAATACAACAACATCGTTTGATGATTTTTCTAATCCTTCGTTATATATGTCTGATAAAGATCTTTCACCATTATTTTCATAAACCAAATATTCATTTTTTGGGTGTGAGAAAAACTTCTTTACATGACTTAAATAATCTTGATCTATTTTTCTTGTTGAGTAAACTACGGTAATTGTATTCATGTAGTAATAATAAATAAAAAACTACAATTAATCAACTTCTTTTTTCTCCTCGATAAGTTTATTAAGTTCTTCTTGTGTGAAAGTTACTGCAAGATTCATATCCCAATCCTTATCAGACTCTGAAAATCTTTTTTCTACTCTCTTTCTTAATATGGACAAAACTCCGAGGTCATGTGCTCGATGGTACAATTCTTCATAAAAATCACTATTTGTCATTGAACTAGTTTTTAAGTGTTTTATAAATACATCAAAAATTAAACTCTATCATAGTCATCCTCTACTCTTATAATATCATCTTCACCGAAGTAATCACCTGTTTGAACTTCTATAAATTCAATAATCTCATCAGTTTCATTTATCGCTCTGTGTCTACCCCCTAAAGGTATTCTTATACTTTCACCGTAAGATCTAAATATCTTTTGGTCGTCTAATATTATCGATAGTTCACCTTTAATTACTGTCCATGATTCCCTTCTTCTTAAGTGGTATTGATATGAGAGTTTAGAATTGGGGTTTATTCTTATATGTTTTACTTTAACATTTTCGTTTTCAAATAATATTGTATAGTCACCCCACGGGCAATCAACTTTTGATTTGTCTACACCTTTCCACTTTATATCTATCATATTCATAAATATACCTTGGGTTGGGAAGATGGGGATTGAACCCATATGTAACCAATTACTCTTTCTACTGCGTATAAGACAGAGGAGATACTTCCCAATATAGTACACCCGATAGGACTCGAACCTATAACCGTCTGCTTAGAAGGCAGATGCTCTATCCAATTGAGCTACGGGTGCATTTGTACCGAAGGACGGACTCGAACCGTCACGGACATTACTGTCCAAGGGATTTTAAGTCCCTCGTGTCTACCAATTCCACCACTTCGGCATGGTGTAAATGTATGAACCAAATTATTTAGAATCAACCCCCCACCCCATATAAACAAAAAAACCCCACATTTCTGTGGGGTTTACTATCATTCTTTAACGTTTATTTTTGACTATTCAGTCAACAACTGTTTAGATGTTTTTACGGGTTCACACCCATCTTTATCGATCTTAGTTAACCTATTCTCGAACTTATCAAATCTACTGTCAATGTGACGATATAGATTATCAATTTGATTGTTGAGGTCTTTCACCTCACCATCCACCCTAAGGTGGATCTCTCTTTGATTATTGTCTAAATCTAATTGTGTTCCATTTATGACTTCCTCGAAATCATTGGAACGTTGTTTAACCTTAAATATACCTACTATAGCATACCCTAAACCGAGCACACCAATTGATGTAAACATACCTAAAACGAATTCTAAATTTTCCATAATTTATAATTTTAATTTAATTTATGTCAAAGAACGATAGTTGTACTCCGTAGGAGAATCGAACTCCTATTACCAGGATGAAAACCTGGCGTCCTAACCGTTAGACGAACGGAGCATCTGTCTAAAATAAATAATAAGAAATATAATTTAGATAATCAATCCCATAGTTCCGACTATTTATATATTAGGGTGAATGACCCATTAAAAAAGTAAAAATAAAAATTATGGCATTTAAAGACTTATTTAAAGACGAAAACGACATTAATGAAAAATCTGTCGTTGGATTTGCATCATTTGCAATTATGACTTTGTTCGCACTTGCAGATTTACTTACAGGGTATTTTGGTACAGACCTTGTAATCAATGAGTTTATCTATAACTCATTCGTAGTTATTACATTAGGTTCTTTTGGTATTGCTGAAGTTGGTAAAATCTTTGGTAAAAAAGGACAAGAAGGACAAGAATAAAAAACAAAGAATGATTTTAAAAATTGGATCAAGAGGAAAAGAAGTCAAAGAACTTCAAGAATTTCTTGAAATCGGAGCGGATGGTGTCTTCGGTTCAGGAACTGAATCTGCAGTTAAGAAATGGCAGTCCGAAAATGGTTTGGGGAGTGACGGTATTGTCGGTCCTGCCACTTGGGATGCTATGGGTATTGCTACTACTGATAATTCAGAAAAAATATATGAAACGGAAAATGGATTGATTGTTAATAGACATCTTTTACCTGTGGGGGAATATAAACAAGGTCCCACAAATAAAGAATATGTTTTCATACACCACACAGCGGGGTGGCATAATCCATATAATTGTATTGACCAATGGGCCAGAGATACTAGAGGTGCGGTAGCCACTGAATTTGTATTAGGTGGTCCGTCCGTAAAAGGTAACGACACTAAATATGATGGAGAAATGGTACAATGTATACCCGAGGGTGGATACGGTTGGCATTTAGGAAAAAATGGTTCACGACACATGCACACACACTCAGTTGGTATCGAGGTTTGTAACTTCGGTTGGGTTAAGAATGGTAAAACATACGCAGGTACAAGAGTACACGAAAGTCAATTAGTTACACTTGACCAAGAGTTTAGAGGACACAAAACATGGCATCGTTATTCTGATACACAAATAGAATCACTAAGAAAGTGGATTTTATGGGTTGGTGAGAGAGATTCAATAGATGTTCGTAAAGGTTTACCTGAATCAATTAAAAAAATTGGTGTCTCCGCATTTGAATTTAATGAAGATGCATACTACGGTAGAATCAAAGGGTTATGGACCCATACTAACACTCGTAAAGATAAGGTTGACATGTTCCCACAAAAAGAGTTGGTAGACATGTTAGTTAGTTTATAGGGCAAAAATAAACCCCAACAAGGATTGCTGGGGTTTTAGGTCTTCAACGGTTTCAACACCATTGATTAACGAGAAAAACGAGAAGGTTATCGGCAAAGAGAACCTCTGATGTATAAATATATATAAAAATCAAAAAAGTTACGATATCTCCTAAATTAGGGGTAAATTTCCTAAAAAAGTTAAAGAATCATTTTCGTACTTGATCTCCACTGTCGTGTTTTCTACAATTTGACCTAATAAAATTTGATCACTTATAAAGTCTTCACACATATTTTGTATAATTCTCCTAATAGGTCTTGCACCATATTCCTCTTCAGAATTTCTTGAAAGAATTTCCTTATACACTGTTGGATGAAATTTTATATTGTAATTCTTATCTCTCAATCTACTCTTCAATTTGTTCATTTCGATAGTGACAATCTTCTTCAAAGACTTATTATCTAATTTATTGAATACGATTATATCATCAACCCTATTGAGAAACTCAGGACTAAATTGTTGTTTCAAAGATTTTCTAATTATAGAGTCTTTAACCTTTTCTCTATTAGTTCCATCGTCAAAACCTACACCACTACCAAAATCAGCAACTTTTTTAGCACCGATATTAGATGTCATGATTATTAAAGTATTTGTAAAGTTTACTTTTCTACCGAAAGAATCAGTTAAATGTCCTTCGTCCAAAATTTGAAGTAATAAATTAAAAACGTCTTTATGTGCCTTTTCAATCTCATCAAATAGTATAACAGAGAAAGGATTGTTTTTAATTTTTTCTGTTAATTGACCACCTTCATCATAACCAACATACCCTGGTGGAGAACCAATTAGTTTTGATAAATTATGTTTCTCCATAAACTCACTCATATCAACCCTGATTATTTTTTCGGGATCATTGAATAGTGTTTCGGCTAAAGTTTTTGCGAGGTAAGTTTTTCCCACCCCCGTTGAACCTAAGAACATGAATGACCCAATCGGTCTATTAGAACCTCTAACACCAACTCTATTTCTTCTTATCGCTTTAGAGATTGTTGCGATGGCATCGTGTTGTCCGATAACCTTTTTCGTTATGTGGTTCTCTAAATTGAGTAAGTTTTTAGATTCTTTAGTATCGAGTTTATTGATGGGTACACCAACAGTATCACTTATCATTTCGTAAACATCATCAATATCGATAGGTTTCTTATTTTGTTTTTGTTCTTCATTCCATTTCCTTTTCTCAGTTTCCAATTTTTTGAGGACGTTCTTTTCTTGATCTCTTAGATTTGCCGCCAGTTCATAGTTTTGGTCTTTAACTACTTCAAGTTTCTGAAGTTTAATGTCTTCCGCATTTTTTTTCAATTTTTCTATTGAGTCAGGAACTTTCACAGTAATTTTCTTTTCAGAACCCAACTCGTCTAATATGTCAATTGCCTTATCGGGAAATTGTTTGTCTGTTATATATCTCTTTGATAATTTGACTATGGTTTCAATAACACCTTTAGTATATAAGACCCTATGATAATCCTCGTAAGATAATTTTAAGTTCTTTAATATTTCAGTAGTCTCATCAGATGTTGGTTCTCTAAGGATAATTTTTTGGAATCTTCTAACCAACGCACCATCTTTCTCAATGTTCTTTTTAAATTCATCGAAAGTGGTTGCCCCAATACATTGTATTTCACCTCGGGCTAATGCGGGTTTAAGTATGTTTGCTGCATCCATAGAACCTGAAGCATTACCTGCACCCACCATCGTGTGTAATTCATCAATGAATACAATTACGTTTGGTGCATCTTCTAATTCATTTAGTATTGCCTTGATTCTCTCCTCGAATTGTCCACGGTATTTTGTTCCCGCAACCAATGCCGTTAGATCAAGTGCCATAATCCTCTTATCTAACAAGTTAGTTGGACAGGTACCTTCTGTTATCATAATTGCCAATTTTTCAACAAGTGCGGACTTACCGACACCCGCTTCACCGACAATAACAACATTATTTTTCTTTTTCCTTGATAGGATCCTCGCAATTCTCATTACCTCTTTATCCCTACCAATAATAGGGTCAATCAAGCCCTCACTTGCAAGTTTTGTTAGGTCCCTTGAAAAATTATCGAGTACAGGTGTGTTACTGTTTTTCTTACCTTTTCTTTGAGTTTGACCCTCATCCTTGTCTTCATAAAAATCTATAGACATACTTTTTTAGTTTTTAAAAATATACAAAAAATTATACCAAATGTCAACCTCGACATATACCTAAATTATATAATGTCAATATGTCACGTATAATTATTATATTTGTGACAAAATAACATGTTTTGTCTATTGGTACGTATTTGGTACTATAAATTATAAATAAACAATTAAAATTTAAACACATGTTATTATTTAAAAAAGACCCATTTTTTAATTTGGTTGGTGAGTTCCTTAACGATCATAATGTATCTCATAGAGAATCAATAAATGTTTTAAGGAACGTTACAGAAAACGAATATGAATTAGAGTTCGTTTTACCTGGCCTTTCAAAAGAGGATGTTAATGTAGTCGTTGAAGACAATAAACTAAAGGTGTCTTATAAAGACGAAGAAAATGAAAATTCTTATACAAGATCATTCGATAGATCTTATGAATTACCCGAAGATGTTAATCAAACTAAGATTAGTGCCAAGTCACAAGACGGTATTTTAAAGATTACAATACCGAAAGTAAAGAAGTCGTCTAAACAACGAACCATCTTAATCAAATAAATTAAACCCCCGTAATTGGGGGTTTATTTTTTTACAGATATTTATTTAGAACATCAGACTAACTTGATTTTGTCTTGAATAATTGGTATAATTAATATAAAACAGAATAATATGGCAATTATAACAGAAAAAATCGAAGGGAAAAACATTTTCGTAGAGATTCAATCGTCGAATTTACAGTCTGCGTCTTATAATACTGAAGACGAAACATTACAAGTCACTTTCAAGAGTGGTGTTGTTTATGAGTATTATAAAGTTCCGTGGCAGAAGTTCACAAAACTTAGAATGGCGGAATCGCAAGGTAGGTACTTTAATTTGAATATATCTAAGACCTATGAGTATAAGAAAATGGAATAATGAATAACACGATTGTTGATGAACTGATTGAGGAAATCGGAAACAACCAAGAGATTGTTAAATCTTTTGAAATAAGAACTTCACTATCAGAAGATATTTTTGAAAATAAGGATGGTGAATTTTCTATGCATGATGAGATCAGAAATAGACTTGTTGAAGTAACTCAGAAATTCATGGATTTTTTAGATATCGAATTCTTTATACATGATATCATTCTTACAGGTTCCCTATCAAACTATAATTGGTCAAAATATTCAGACGTTGATTTACATATATTAATTGACTACAACGAGACAGAGTACAATTTAGACTTATTAAAGGGTTTCTTTAATAGTAAAAGAAGTTTGTGGAACAAACAACACGAAATTTTAATAAAAGGTTTTGATTGTGAAATTTATGTTCAAGACGTAAATGAAAAACATACCGCTTCGGGTATATATTCTGTATTGAATGATAATTGGATTGTTGAACCTAAACAGACAATACAATCTATTGATAAGAGTATGATCATAAAAAAGGCATCAATTTTCGAAGATAAAATCGATGAAATAGAAGAAAACTTCTCTAAAGGAGAGGATGTAAGTGACGATATCCTTAAGACTAAAAAGAAGTTAAAAAAGTTTAGACAGAGTGGTTTAGATAAAGGGGGAGAGTTTTCCTATGAAAATCTCGCATTCAAATTATTAAGGAGAAATGGATACATAGGCAAGTTATTAGACATCCAAACTAAAACCACTGATAAGAAATTATCTATAGCACAACAATAAACGATATTTTTTTCTCGATATTGTAGTATTTATAGAATAAGAATAAGTTATTAACTAATATTTATAATATGTCAGATCTTAAACCATTAGGTAGTGAAAAATTATCTGGTGACGATAAATTAAAAAGAATTATGGAGATCGCCAACTACGGTAGGTCAACTAAAAATTCTGTCACCGAAAATAAAAACTCCTCTATTGAATTCTCAAAAGAATCAAATAACGGTACATATGGTATCGTAAGAGAGAAAGATGGATACTACGTAAAGAAAGGACTTAATGAAAGTACCTTAGATTATATCGGTGGTATTTTCATGAAGAATAAAAATCGTTTTAAATCATACGCAGAAGCGTTTAAAAGATTGGAATTGATTAGTGGTCAAGAATCACTCAATGAAGCGAAAAAGTACGTTTTAAAATCCAAAAGTAAACCTGCGGAATCGGTAGCACCCGAGGCACCAATAGAAGATATTCCTGCACCTGTTGCGGAACCTGAAATTGGTCCTGAACCTGAAGAGGCTCCTGTTGACGATTTACCACCTGCAGATGCGGGTATCGAAGGTGATGAAGAAATGGGTGGTGAAGATGATGGTAAAAGGTCAGACTATATGGCTGAAGTACAAAAATTCTCAGGAAAATTAGGACAATCGTTAAGAGACGTTAAAGAGAGAATGGAAAGTGACGACATCAAATATGTTATTAATATGGTTCTTTCAGCGGTAAATCTTGATTCACTTGATGAAGATGATAGAGAAGAAATTGCGGAAAAATTCGAACCAAAAGACGAAGATTTCGGTGGTGATGAATTACCATCTGTAGACGATGAACTACCTTCTAATGATGGTGAAGAGGGTGACGAAGAAGAAGTAGATGAAATCATGGATAAACTTGAGAGTTTTGTTAACGACGAACCCACTATTCAAAAAGAAGAATTACCTGAAGATGAGAAATCCATCGAAGACTACGCAGATTTAAGTGTTAAACACGAAGAAGAAGTGGGTGAAATGGAAACTTACGAAGGTGATACTAACGAAATAGAAACTGAAATAGATTTGGATGAGCTTAAGTCGGAAATCAACAAACACGTTGACGAGACTATAAGCAAATATTTCGAATAAAATGAGACTGATCTATATCAATGAAATTGGATCTGACTATAAGGGACAGAAACAATATGAGTTCATTTTCAGTAAACATACTGAGTTTGATATAGATGAGTGGTACCACATTCCCGCATCCTCTTACCCCGATTCACTATCCCCCGATTTAGAATATGTCGATTTAGTTGGTGTTTTAAAGAACACTAACATTGATTTGGACCTTGTGCAGAAATCTGATTATTTTGGTATAATCGATGCTGTTGATGGGGTCATATCTTTAGGATGGGAAAAATTTGATGAAGAAGGTGAAGAAGATAGACTCACTTTCAAATTTTCAGAGAAAATAGAGAGTGTAAAAGAAAAATTAAAAAGTAGAGGGTACAACCTTATAAACGAAGAACTAAAATATAATTTAGGGGTATGAAAAATAGAAAACAAATTATAAATAAACTTATAAATGAGGGTTTATCAGATAAACTTTTAAGTGGTTTGAATGACAAACAATTAACTGAATTGTCTGAAAGACTCATTTCGGAACAAACCCTAAACATCTCTAAAGATGATAATCAAGCCATAGACAAGGCGAAGAATGACAATAAAACTTTTGTAACTTATGAAGAAGATCAAACAGACGTTGATGAAGAAAACGATTGTGATGAGTGTCAAGAAAATGTTGAAGAAGATCAAGAAGAAATTAACGAATGGGTTGAAGGGTTAGTAAATGAAAAATACTATCACGGTACAACAACTAAAAAAGAAATTTTCGAATTGATTGGGTCATTATCTGACACGGCAGATAGTTTAGTTGATGCACAGAGTATGTTCGACGTTGATGAACAACAACCTGCACCTTCTAAACCTGATGTAGACACACCAACAAGGGAGAAACCAAGTAAACCAGGAAGAGAAAATCCTTTCAAACCAAAACATAAACCAAAACCAAAGGCAAGATTACCTAAAGTATTGTCATTTGACGCGATTGGTATCAATTTAAAACAAGCGGCAGAATGATAACGAAAAAAAACTTATTAGAAACAATCAAAAAAATTAAGGAAGCACCAATGGATTATGGTGACAATCCCGAAAGAATTGAAAAAGGTATTGAGGATAAATTAAGAGATAAAGAAACACCCTTCAAAGATAACCCATCTTTTCCTGAAGAACAACCAGACGGTTTACCTTCTAATTGGGAGGAATTATTAGCGTCTAAAAGATTTAAGGACGTTGTAGAAAAGGTAAAAAGATATACAGGATTTGAAGGTGATGTAAGTACACAAGGGTCATTAATGTCCTTACAACAAACATTAATGGGCACTCTAAGATCTGTTATGTCTTTTGAAGTAGAGAATAAAGAATACTTAGAAAACTTAGCGGTAGAATTAGTAAAGAAAGAAATGGCACTTCCTGAAGATCAATTACAGTTTGATGCCAAGATAGTACCAATGGGTGGTATTGACCCTGAAGGTTTTCAAATGCAAGGTGAAGACCCAAGTGAGGAAGAAGTAGAACAACAATTTGGTGTTGATAATGAAAGTGCAGAAGATGATGTGGAAGAGTTTATCACCGCAATGGAAAAATTTGATGCTGAGACCGCAAAAAGAAGATTTATAAACGCACTTATACAAGGTGCATCGAAGAAAGGACATTACATGTTTGAATTAGTTGCAAATGAGTTAACTGATAGAAACCCTAATATTGTAAACCAATATGGTGTATTAATGTCTGTAAATGATTTGATGTATTGGTTATTACCCGATGGGGTTATCGAAGGTCAATTTGGTCAAGGTGGTTTTGCGGGTAAAGAAGAAGTTGATACGGAAACAGATCCACCAACAGTTAAGGCAAGGGCGGTGTTTTTTCCTGCACTTGTACATGAACTAATTAAAGGTGTAATGGAAATTTTAGGTACACAAGGTTTACCTGATGACCCAAGATCTGCAGAAATGGTTATGAATAAAACAGATACTATACCTTCTGAAATTTGGGATTTAAGATTAGGACCTATTATTTGGGAAAAATTCTACGAGTCATACCCAAACAAATTATTTGATGAGGATTTAAGATACATACAAAACTACCTATTCTCAAGGTTCTCCGCATTGAATACAGAAGAATTCTTTAAAGTTTCAAGAGAAATACTTAGAGGTAGTGAACTTGGTAAAGACATTGTAAATAAAATGGTTAATCAAATTATCGAAGATTTGAAAAGAGAAGATTATGAGGAGGACGAATATAATCGAGAAATTGGTAATGACGATGACGATGGGTTAAGTGGTTTGTTAGGATCTTTAGGAATAACCTTAGGACCCGAAGACGACAACTAATCTACACGAATTATAGGAAAGTGGTCATAGGACCACTTTTTTTGTATTTATAGGATATGGATAAACATAAATTAATACAGTTAAAGGAGTACGCTAAGATCATGAAGGATACTCCGTATGCCCTAAAAACGTATTTGACTACATATGATAACACAAAAAAGACATATGTACCATTAGAACTGTTTCCTGACCAAGTTCAATTACTTGAGGACTACGATAATTACAATGAAAATATTACTCGTAAATATAGACAGGCAGGTGTATCAACTGTAACCGCAGCATGGTTATCTAAAAGAATACAAACAGCAAAACCTGACAATCCCGAAAGAATTCTTATTATTGCGAATAAGAGAGATACCGCAATTGAGATGGCTAACAAAGTAAGAAGTTTCTTAGAACAGTGGCCTGAGTGGATTAACGTAGGTTTCTCCGCAGATAAAAACTCTGAAAGTCGTTACAGAATGAATAACGGTTGTGAGGTTAAAGCCGTCGCAACATCCGCAGATGCATTACGTGGTTATACACCAACAGTACTTGTATTTGACGAAGCGGCATATATTGAAGCGGGAGAAGACTTTTGGGCTGCGTGTATGGCATCTCTATCTACGGGTGGTAAGGTTATTTTAATTTCAACACCTAACGGACATGATCCGATATACTACGGTGTTTATGATCAAGCACTAAGAGGTATGAATGACTTTAAAATTACAGATTTAAGATGGTTTAAAGATCCTCGTTATGCTGGTGATTTAAAGTGGATACGAGTTGATGATATTATTCATTATATGTTGAATAGAGAACAATATAATGATGACGAAATAATTTTAGAACAAGGTTGGAAGGGTTATGAGGATTTACTCGAAAAAGGATATAAACCCTATTCTCACTGGTTTGAGAATATGGCAAAAAAATTCAAATATGATAAGAGAAAAATCGCACAGGAATTGGAGTGTGACTTCCTCGGGTCTGGTGATGGTGTTATCCCAAACACCGTACAGGACATCATAAGAAAAACTATGATCAAGGACCCCATTGAAAAATATATGCAGGGCACTTTTTGGTTATGGAAAGAACCTATTGAAGGTCACAGATATATTATGGGTGTTGACGTATCCCGAGGTGATAGTGCCGATTCATCATCAATATGTGTTATTGATTTTGATGAAAATGAACAAGTCGCAGAATATGTTGGTAAGATCCCCCCTGATGATTTAGCGTCAATAGTTTATAAGTGGGGTACGTTATATAAGGCGTTTGTTGCTACTGACATAACAGGTGGAATGGGTATTGCAACATCTCGTAAATTACAGGAGATGGGTTATAACGACCAATATGTTGACGGTGTAAACACAAATGATATTTGGAAGTATAACAAAAAAGCACAGGAAAAGATACCTGGCATTAATTTTAACAATAAAAGAACACAGATAGTTGCCGCTTTTGAGGAGAGACTTAGACACGGTTTTCTTGTCAGATCCTCAAGGTTACTTAATGAATTAAACACATTCGTTTATATTAACGGTAGACCTAACCACATGAAAGGTGCTCATGATGACGCAATAATGGCAATGGCGATTGCTATGTATGTGGGTGATGTTTGTTTTACTCAGTTAAAGAGAAACGACACCGCAAATAAAGCGATGTTAGATTCTTGGGTATTATCTGAAAGAACATATGAGACTAAGAAATCGTTTTATTCCCATGGAACCGCGTTTGATGCAATTGGTTCTATGAAAACTGACCAAGGAACAATACCTATGAACCCTAATGGTGACGGTAATTTAAGTCTTGATCAATACAAAGAATATATGTGGTTATTCGGGGGTAGAAATAAACAGGTTTAAAAATTGAAATTTTTTTCTTATATTATAATGTATAATATTTATTAATATGGCCAAACAAAATCTAACAGTATATCAAAGACTTACAAAGGTGTTCGGGTTTACCGCAGAGAGACCTACTACACCACAATATAAGTTCGATAGAGATCAAATTCTTAAAACAGATAGTAGAGAGGATTATGAGAAGGAGATGTTGCAACAACAACAGTCTGCATACATATCTGACAAGTGGACAAAACTTGATCAGTCACTTTATAATCAATCAGTATACTATGAACCAAATAGGTTAGCAGCATACTACGATTACGAATCAATGGAGTTTACACCTGAGATTTCTGCGGCATTGGATATATACTCTGAAGAGTCAACAACACTTTCAGAAAAAGGTGAAATCTTAACCATATATTCAGAATCTAAAAGAGTAAAAAATATTTTAGAAGATTTATTTTATAACATATTAGATATTAATACAAATCTACAAATGTGGTGTCGTGGTACTTCAAAGTACGGTGACAACTTCGTTTATTTAAAAATAGATCCAAGTAAAGGTGTTATTGGTTGTCAACAACTACCAAACATAGAAATAGAAAGACAAGAGGGGGCAGCATCACAAGTACATAAGTCAGAACAACCTTCAGGTGTTCAACTACCGAGTAGAGAACTTAGGTTTACATGGAAAAACAAAGACATGGAATTCCAAGCTTGGGAGGTTGCACACTTTAGACTTTTAGGTGATGATAGAAAATTACCTTATGGTACATCGATGTTAGATAAGGTTAGACGTATATGGAAACAATTACTTCTTGCGGAAGATGCGATGTTAATATATAGAACATCAAGAGCACCTGAAAGAAGAGTATTCAAAGTCTTTGTTGGTAATATGGATGATAAAGATATTGAATCATACGTACAAAGAATTGCAAACAAGTTCAAAAGAGATACTATAGTAGATCCAAAAAATGGTCAGGTTGATATGAGATATAACCAAATGGCTGTTGACCAAGATTATTTTATACCTGTTAGGGATCCTTCACAAACATCACCTATTGAAACTCTACCAGGAGCACAAAATTTAGGTGAGATTGCGGATATAGAATATATCCAAAAGAAATTATTAGCGGCACTAAGAATACCTAAGGCATTTTTAGGTTTCGAAGAAATAGTGGGTGAAGGTAAAAGTCTCGCATTGATGGACATTCGTTTTGCGAGAACAATCAATAGAATTCAAAAATCATTGATTCAAGAACTTAATAAGATTGCATTAGTACACTTATATCTATTAGGTTTGGAAGATGAGTTAGATAATTTTACATTATCATTAACTAACCCATCGGCACAATCTGATCTCTTAAGAATTGAACAATGGAAAGAAAAAGTAACTCTATATAAAGATGCAACTTCAGATCAATCACAAATAGGTATTCAACCTGTTTCACATACTTGGGCTAAAAAGAATATCCTTGGTATGAGTGATAATGATGTAGTTCTTGATTTACAACAACAACGACTCGAAAGAGCGATGGGTGCGGAATTAGGTATTACTCAGAACATTATTAAACGAACGGGCATATTTGATGAGGTAGATAAGAAATATGGTATTCCTGAAGAAGAAAGACAATCGATGGATGATTCAGGTCAATCCGCACCCGCAGATGGTGGGGGAGGTGATGACTTTTTATCGGGAGGTGGAGATAGTTCGCCACCACCGCCAGACGATGCACCTTTAAGTGAAGGTCAAAAAACAAAAAAGACTAAAATATTAGGTGAATTGGGAGACGAAAAATTAGAATTTGATGATCTTTTTGATTCCGAGAAGGCACAACGTAATATTTATGAGATAGAGAATAAACTCAAAGACATTATAAACGAGTAATTATGGAGACATTCGGAACAATTAAAAACAAAATATTAATAAAACTCACCGAAAGTTACGGTGATGATAAATTCAAAGAACACCTTAATAAGGTTTTTAGACCTATTATGGAAAATGAGTCTCTTAAAGAATTATATTCTTTATATGAAGAGATAGAGACAATGTCTTTTGGAGATAAAGAAACAGCAATAATTTATGTGGATGAAATATCTAAAGTATTAAATACAAGATATGATAAGATGACAGATACGTTCCACACAAGATTATTAAAGACGATAAATGAACATTTAAAGGATGTTGAGTGTAAACCAAATGAATTGTATGAACACTTAGATACTCTATTAATTCCTGATACTTTAACAAACATATCAAAGAAAGTCTTGGCAAAGAAAAAACTTGTAGAACATCTTACAACTCCAAAGACGATTGAAAATGTTACATTTAAGTCAGTGAATGAAAACTTATTAAATTCAGTTTTAGTAAATAACTTTAACGTTTCATATGATGAACAGTTAACAGAAAATGAGAGGGAGAAATTGAAAGATTATATGTCTTTAAGTGGAAAAGAGATCCAAGAAAAATTTTCTGAACTAAAGGAATCTGTATATGAAAAGTTAGATACACTTAGTGAGGGTGAGAAAGATTTCACAGAGAAATCTAAGCAAGTCAAAGACGAGGTAGGGGAAATGGGAGTAACCCGTTACAATCTATTTCGATTAGAGGATTTATCAAACAATCTAATTTAAAACAATTAAAGTGTCCCATCGGACACTTTTTTTTTACTTCTCTTCTTCGGTCCTAATTTTTTGAATGTAGATTGCCTTTTGTTTTTGAAGTCTTTTTTTAACAGAGGGTTTTGTGAATTGTTTACCTTCTCTTAATTTGTTAATTTGTTTTGTTCGTCTAACCTTTTTTCTGAGTCTTTTTATTGCCGACTCAATTCCACCTTTATCTTTATTTACTTTTATTATTAACATACTAGAAT